AAAAAAAATAAAAAAAAAGTATATTATTTAATATATAATGAATCGGATTATTAAAATTTTATTAGTATCAGCCGTAGTAGGTGGAGTGTCTTATTTATGTTTAGAAATATATAAATTACGCAATAAAATAAAAGTTCTTACGTTACAAATACAAACTCTTGAAACGTTTAAAGGTTCTCATTCTAATAAATCTATAGATATATCAACACCAGAAGAGATAGATGTTAATATTACTAATAATATACAAAAAAGTCATTCATTAGAATCTACTGTTCATTCAGATACTATGATTGAACAAGAAATATTGGAATATGAACAAGAATTACAGCAAGTCGATCAACTCATTCAATCCATGCAACATCCATCGTCTTTAGAAGAAGTTAATAATATTTCGGAAACCATCCCTGTTCTAACAGAACAAGAAACTATAGATTTTTCTAATATAGAACAGCAAATTACAGAATTAAACCAACACATACACAAGAAGCAGACGCAGCACAAGCAGCAGCAGCAGCACAAGCAGCAGCACAAGCAGCAGCACAAGCAGCAGACGCAACATTGGCCTTCGCAGCCGCCATTTCGTTGCCTGAAGTAGAAAAAGATGACACAGAACCAGAAGAAACTCAAGCGTCGGAGCCAGTAAAACAAATACCTACATTAATAGATAATGAAGCACTTATTCAATCATATATTACACAATATAATAAGAATGAACTTAAAGATTTATGTGGCAATCATAAAATATCTAAAAAAGGAACTAAAAATGATTTAGTTCAGCGTTTATTAAAACATAATATACTAGCACAACTCGTCAATCAAAAAGATACTGACAGTGTTGAAGATACTGTAGATGAGGAGCCACCAACTGTAGAATCTAATATGAATGTACTTACACACGATACACCTACAACAGTTGTCGTTGATGAAATAACACAAAAATTAAATGACATGGAGATGATGCAGCGAGATATTAAACAAAATTTAGATCCTTCAAGTGTGTTGTTTAAATTACAATCATACAATAATGACCAATCGAGTTCTAAAGAAGAACAGCGACATTTGTATTAAATCACACCTATACACATTATATTATACTTTTATTTACAATTTACTTTTCAAAAATAAAAATATAATATATATATAATATATATAACGTAGTAATATGTCTGTTAAAAGAGTTACTGATAGTAATAATAAATATCATAGTTGCCCTGCTCTTATGTCTGATGGAAGACAATTTACCGATTACAGAGCTATACGCCGTATTAATAATTTACTTGGTTTTAATAATCAAATAAAAAAAGATTATAGTTATCGTGAATTTTTAATTCACAATGCGAATAAATTAATGGAACATAACAGAAATATATCCATACAAAATAATATTTGCGAACAATATTCAGAAGTGGACGCGGAGTCGTGTTTATCGAGTATTTCCTATTCTTCTAAGCCTTCTGAAAATGATTGCTTAGAGGGTGTAGAAGATGATGGTTATTTAAAATTTTAATTATAGAATATAAACATTATTGTTAATTAAATTTGATTATACAAATACAGAATACGTCCATATTATATGTATTTATACAATGAAATTTATTAAAGATCCTATCTACTCAGAATATTTACATTTTGATGATTTAATGTTACCCTTTATAGATAATCATGCGTTTAAGCGCTTGCGTAATATTAAACAACTTGGTAGTTTATATGAAGTATTTCCAAGTGCGACTCATAGCCGCTTTGAACATTCATTGGGTGTAGCATACTTGGGAGAATCGTTTATTCAACAATTATATACTAACTCTAGTATGCCTATTTATTCAAAAAAAAATATTATTCAATGTGTAAAATTAGCTGGTTTATATCACGATTTAGGACATGGGCCCTTTTCACATGTGTTTGATCATCATGTATTATCTAAATTATGTCCTAATAATCCTTATAAAGATCATGAATCACGTTCTTGTTTATTAGTCGAACATATATTTACTAATTTAACCGAACACACGCAATTACCCCCTTCGCTTGCGGATATGCATATAACTGGTTATGATATTGATATGATTAAAAATATGATACGACCTACACACGATGAAGATATATATTATAATTCAATTATAGCAAATAATGTTAATTCAATTGATGTCGATAAAATTGATTATTTACGACGCGACGCCTACCATATCGGGTTTGATATTCAATTTAATTATAAACGAATTATGAATAAAGTTAAATTAATCGATAGACAGATTGTATACAATAGTCAAGTATGTAATGATATATTCGATATGTATTATACGCGTTATAAATTACATAGAGAAATTTATAACCATATTAAAGTTAAATCTGTTGAATTAATGATTGCTGATATTTTATTACACAGCAATGATATATATAATTACTGCTCTCGTTTAGATAATATAGATTTTCTTGAATTAACAGATACTATTATAGAAAATATTCGCTACACAAAAGAATCATCTCCTGAAATTGCTAAAAGTAAACGTTTAATACAACATATAGATAATAGACAGTTTTATAAATGTATTTATAAAAATAATACAGAAGATAAACAACATGCTAAGGATTTTATAGAAGATAATTATAGCGATAGGCATACAGATGATTTTAATATTGTAGAATTAACGTTTAATTTATGTAATGGGGAAAAAAATCCTTTGGATAACGTTCAATTTTATAATCATAAACAACCTACTATTGTGTGTGATAATAGTGATTTACTTATACAAAGAGTATTACCTAATCAATGTGAAGAAACACTCGTATTAATTTATGATATACAATAATACTATTTATATTTAAAGTTTCATATATTACAATATAGTATATGGTAAAAATAATTTCTATAGATGTAGGAATAAAAAATTTAGCGTATTGCTGTTTAGAATCAACGGTAAGTGGAATAAACATACTCGATTGGGATATTATTAACATTATGGAAAATATGAATCCGATATGTTGTAACACTTATCGTAATAAACCTTGTTCTAAAGTTGCTTCTTATAGTATTAAAGATAAAACAAAAATAAATACGATCAATACGATCAATACTATAAATACTGTAGATGCGATCAATACCAATGATTCAACTATATATTTTTGTAACAAGAAAACCTGTATAAAAAAAATGGAGGCCTTATATACAAAAAAAAATATCAAAACATACAAAAAAAAGACGTGTAAAAATACATCTATTCAAGAATTATGTGTGAAATTACTCACAAAATTACAACAACAAAAACACAACCTCTTACAAGTGGATTCTATAATTATAGAAAATCAACCCGTATTAAAAAATCCAACTATGAAAAGTATTCAAATGATTTTATATACTTTTTTTACTGAACACGGATTAATGGAACAAAGTAGTCCCATTTCTTGTATAAAATTATTTTCCGCACGAAATAAATTAAAAACATATGATGGACCTACAATAGCTTGTACTCTTAAAAATAAATACAATAAACGAAAATTTTTAAGTATAGAATATACAAAATATTTTATTAAACAAGATAAAAAATGGTATGAATTTTTTCTTTCTAATACTAAAAAAGATGATTTGGCTGATTGTTATATGCAAGGTATCTATTACATAACATATAAAAAATAGAACTGATAATAATATATTTTTTTTATTTTTATTTAAACGATAATAATGCGTATAGATTAGATAAGAGATATCTTTACGATATAATATATTAGATGTCGGATCCTTTACTTGACGATAGTGATTTAAATTTGATTATAAATAAAGAAAAAATTAAAACAGCAGACCAATCATCTACAACAGTAACAAAACAAATAAATATTTCAAAAGAAGATTTAAACCCCTTTAGTATGGATAGTTCTAATCCAATTATAAGTTCTTTTGAAAAAACAGAAACACATGTTGTTCCTCCTGTTACATTGAAGTCAGATACCCCTTCGGTATCAACGGACGATGTGCCTCCAATTAACGTAGAATCATTTAATCCGAGTTCTTCGAGTAATTCGTATCAAAATATATCATCGGAATCTTCTACTAGTTATTCTTCTAGTAAAGAATATGATTATGAACGTGAACGAACAGAAAAAGCTACTTTATTAAACAAATTCGATAAGTTGCGAAGAATGGGTTTACATATACCACAAGAATTTAATTTTTCTTCGGATTTACAAGCCATGCAACATGAATACAATAAAATTAAAGGTCAAAGAGAATTAGAAAATTCTATTAAATTTCAAAGAAAAATGTTAATGGCATGTATTACTGGTATAGAATTTTTAAACAATCGATTTGATCCCTTTGATGTAAAACTGAATGGCTGGTCTGAAAGTATTCATGAAAATATTATTGATTACAATGACGTATTTGAGGAATTACATGAAAAATATCATACGAAGACACAAATGGCCCCAGAATTAAAACTATTATTTATGGTTGGCGGCAGTGCTTTTATGTTCCACTTAACAAACAGTATGTTTAAATCGCAACTTCCAGGATTAGGAGATATCATGAAACAAAATCCTGATTTAATGAAGCAATTTGCCAGTGCGGCAATGGGTTCTATGGGTGGCCCAGATATGTCTAGTATGTTTATGGGGGGATCACCTTCATCTTCTGCTCCTGGACCATCTTCCAGACCAAGTATGAACAGCACCCCTAAAAAAAATAGTAAAACATTTACACCACCTACAGGAATAGATGAATTACTTAGCAGCTTAAATGCGTCAGAAAATGGTGATTCCGGAGACAAAGTAACCTTAGACATGAATTAATGAATGAATAAATACATTTATACTTTGCCTTCTTTTTGTAAACGTTGGTACGCTTTAATAATTTCATCATCACTAATTTCATTATCATTATTCGTATCTACCTTTTGTATAGATTTAGGTAAAATACAATAATTACTTTTAGTGTTAAACAAATTTAATACTAATATTACAAATATAGCTGTAACAATTAGAGAAATGAGAACATCTTTAGTAGCAATAAATACTACAGTAAAAATAATTAAACGCCTCATAATTGTAGTATTAAAAAAATTTTTATGAGATTTTTGTAATTCTTCTCCTATATATTTTGATCCTATATTTAATATAATCATCATGATACCAATAAAAAATTTACTAGTATTTAATGTGTTAAATAATTCATTAAACACACTCATGATATCTTTGAAAATAATCGTTAACATATATACTATATATACATATTTTAATTTATATATATTATATTTTTAATACCTAAGTAAAGAGTGAATACATACGTATGGCTCCTTATTTTGAGCGCATATGTGGTCTATTGATCCTCTGGATAGAGATGATCATTGATTACTTTTGTAACTATTTTTTTTACTTCTATTTCTTTGTTTAGTTTTTCTTTTATTTTTTAGTTTTTTTTTTCTTGTTGCTGTCGTTGTAAGTGGAGAGTCTTCGCCATCATCTGTCCCAAGTCCTTCAGACATATTGTCTTCATCAGGTGCTGTCATTCGCATGATTTGTTGTTGATATTCGTCTTCTTCCTCTCGTGAAAGTGTAGTTTCTTCTTCCTCAGCATCTTCACCCCCCGCGGCGGTATCATCCTCGCTATCTTCTTCGACTTCTTCGTCGTCCTCGCCATCATCCTCGCTATCTTCTTCGACTTCCTCGTCGTCCTCGTTGTCTTCTTCTTCTCCTTCTCCTTCTCCTTCTTCTTCTCCTCCTTCCCCTTCTTCTCCTTCCCCTTCTTCTCCTTCCCCTTCTTCTCCTTCCCCTTCTTCTCCTTCTTCATCCTCTTGTGCCGCCGCCTTCGTTGTTAAAAATTCTTTTAATTGTGTAGAATATAAAGTTAACGTATAGACAAACACTATCGTTAATAATACACCATATAACATATTTTCTGAACTTACCATTAAAATAACAACAATACATATTATTTTACCAAGTAGAGTATGAACCATACGAATAATAAAAGCAGGTATAATTTTTCCCGAACTTAATATGTATACTACTACAAATAAACCAAGTAGTATTTTATATATATTTTTTTGAACTTTAGAAGACATTTTTTTTGAAAATATATTTTTTGTAAGCATTTTTTGAATAGTCATGTTTATACTTTTATATAATATAAGTATAAAATAATTTTATTTTATTTTATTTTATTTTATTTAATTTATGAAAAAATATTTTCTGTATACATTATAAGTAAATTTACATAATAGATGCCCTTTTGTACAATTGAAGAAGCTTGGGGAGAAAATATATATAAACCATCTACGGAATCATCTAATAATACCGATAATTTATACAAAGAAAATATTACATTTACTGATAAAATACCATCTAATAAACGTAAACGACATACATCTAAAAAACATAAAAAAAATTCTCAAAAAAAAACGGATATAAATGACTATATCGATACTTTAAAAAAAGAAAACGAAGAATTACGAAATACCATTACAAGTCTTAAAGAAAACCTAGATACTTTATATAAAAATGGTTCTAATGATTCTCAAATGAATAAGTATATTAAAATGGGTATTATAGATATTATTCTATATATTTTAACAGGCATATTTATTATATTTATTATTGATCTTATTTTAAAATATAATACAAAAACTACAACTATTTCTTTAGAGAATGTATTTTAGATATAAAAATAATATTATTGAATACGATTTAAAAATTCTTTTGACGATTTGTAATCTTCTATAACTCTATAGGATGTGTCTTTTTTTTTAGATTCTTTATTAGTATTTTCTACTAATAAAGCTTTTTCAGTTACTTCACTAGGTATATGTTCCCATACTATAAAAATTAAATTTGGATATGTATACTTAACAATAAAACTTTGTTTTTTTAAAATTTTTATTAAAAAATTAGCTGCCTGTAAGGTATCATATCGAGGAAGACCAAATATATATTCAGGAACAATATAAAAACAATATCCATAACCTTTATCAGAAAACGTATTTATTTTATGATAACACTTTTCTAAAACTAATTTATATATTTCTAATTTATGTATTTCTCTTTTATCTCGAACATTATTTAATTTACGAATATTTATCATTATATACTATAATAACATAAAATTTATTTTAATAAATACCTCATTAATATAAGATCGTCTTTAATCCAAAAATATAAAAATCCTGTGTATCCTAATAAATATATATAATTGTGTATCTGTGTATGATGTTGCGTATATAATACAAATAATTTGTATATATATTTACTTAAATATACACTTTGTAATGACCAATTACAAATACAAGAAAGACTATAATTAATAAACGTCCCTCTTTTAATATATCGTAATAATGTATCATCTGATATTAAAAATCGTATTCCTAAATAAAAATTTACGACAAACGCGAATGAACTAAATAAACCATATAAAATAATTGCGTTACTTATTCCTATATTTTCTAAATCACTTGAAAGAACACCCAATAAAGCCATACATACACACACGTGATGAATAACTGTAGAAGTCATCATTTTTTTTTGACTAATAAATAATGGAATAAAATCAGTAATCGCATATAGACTTGTGATATTTTTAAACATGATTTGTCTTGACCAGTCTATAGAAGAAAAAGTTATAATATTTTCTGAATAACCGATACTAATTAAATAAGATAAAAAAAATAACATAATAGATTTACTTATATTAAAAATAATATAATATTGTCTATCTATACCTAATGATGTATATATTGAATTGCGTGATAATATAGAATGAACAATTCTATATTTTACCTTATATAATAATACTATACTTGGTAAAAATATATAAGTAGGTATAGTAGAAAGAGTATGTATAATCATTGTATGTAGTGTATTCATCGTATACATACTAAGTATATTATATTTATTATTTAAATAATTATGAAAGTATTTATTTAAATAATTATGAAAGTATTTATTTAAATATTTCACACATATATTATTATACGATATATGATTACCAATCTTGTTCTTTCAGGAGGAGCAAATAAGTGTCTTGTATTTGTAGGTGCTCTTAAATCATTAGAAGAATTACAGTTATTACCACACATAACAAATTATGCGGGAACGTCTGGTGGAGCTATTATTGCCCTGTTATTAGTATTAGGGTATTCAGTAAATAATATTATAGAATTATATCATACTTTAGATTTATACGATTTATTAAATATTAACAGTGATAACATTTTACATTTTTTTGATAATTATGGCTTAGATAATGGTGATAAAATCGTAAATATTGCTAAAATAGTTATACGTAAAAAAACGCATAATGAGAATATTACATTTAAAGAACTATATGTCCAAACACATAAACATTTAGTTATTACTGGAACATGTGTAGAAAAAGAAACAGTGGAATATTTTGATCATATTAATACACCAGATATGCCGGTATATTTAGCCTTACGAATATCTATAAGTTTACCTTTTATATTTAATCGTGTTATGTATAATAATATGACATATGTCGATGGAGGATTATTAGAATATATGCCTATACATTATTTTAAAAATATAGAACAAACATTGGCTTTAGGTATAAAAAATAATTCAACACAAACAATTGATCCTATACATTCTATCGATGCCTTTATATATAAACTTTTATGTGCTTTATATAGAGTTCATCAAGACAATCTTTTACAAACCTTTAAAAAACAAATCATTGTTTATGATATCGATGTTAATGGAACAGAAAAATTAGATTTATCTACTAAATTAAATATAATAGATATAGGATACAATGAAACGAATATATTTTTTAAAGATATTATTATTCAACACATTATAGATGAAATGATTGATAGTATTATACAACATACATTAAATATGTAAAATATGTAAAAGTTTTTATCTTATATATATAATATAATTATATATGAAAAAAAATAAATATAACATTTTATTATGGATAACCATTACGGTATTAATAAGCAGTACCTTTTATTTTATATATTCTTGTTACACAGTCGAACATTTTGAAACACCAGACGTAACAATGCCGTCAAACATTCCATCCAAAAAAAAAAATAAACCTACTATGAGT